TATGGCCATAACCTAGATGCCTTACCTCTACCTATTGAAAAGAGTGAGTTGGACAAATTTGGAATAACTAAGGCAGAGGCTCAGAGGATTCTTGAACAGGACTTTGATCGATGTCATGAAGAATTGACTCAGCTGCCTTGGTTTAATAGCTTATCTCCAGTACGCCAGATTGTGTTGCTTGATATGTGCTATAACCTTGGGATTGTGAGGCTTGGCCGATTCAGGAAGATGATTGCAGCTATCAAGATCGGGGAATACCAGAAAGCTGCAAATGAGATGATTGATAGTGTTTGGGCTGAGCAAGTAAAGTCCAGAGCAATAACTCTTGCTAAGATGATGGCTGAGGATAGACTATGAATTACGCTGAAATAGTTGCTTTGGCCCTGAGTTATGCTGACAGGACAGACGCGGAAGTTGCTAACCGAGTGGATGATTTCCTGCGTGTTGTCGAGTCAAGAATCAACCGTGTTCTGAAGACAATGGATATGTCTACAAGAACAACAACAATTACTATAACCGACAAAGAGTATTACACTCTGCCTGATGATTTTGCAGGCATGAGAGACATTGAAATACGAGAGGCAGCTTCATCTTATAAGACAACTCTTCAGTATCTCAACCCAGAGCAACTGAACAACATATCTGGTCTTGATGGGCTCAAGAGTGTATATTACACCATAGTTGCCAACCAGATTCAGATCATGCCGATTCAAGCAGCAGGGAAAATAATTGAGCTGATCTACTACCGCAAATTGATTCCGTTGAGTACCACTTTCCCTGAGAACTGGCTATCTCTTGGGAATCCAGATGCCTATGTTTTTGGTCTGCTGACTGAGATCCATGCATTTCTAAAGGATAAAGAATCTATTGCCCTTTGGGATACTAGGTTCAAGGAAGTTCTGGCAGACATCCACACCAATGATTCTATGAGCCGTTGGTCAGGTACTCCATTGCGCATAAGGTCTGAATGATATGAGCTTCTGGGCAAAGTTGTTTGGTGGCGCTGATCTAGTTGAAAAGGCTGCTAATGGTCTTGATAAGCTAAATTTCAGCGATCAAGAGAAAGCTGTGCACTATCTGGAAGTGCTCAAGAACATCGAGCCATTTAAATTGGCTCAACGTTGGATTGCAGTCTTTGTGATTGTACCATACGTTCTAGTTTGGATCTTGTGTGCCTGCCTATTTGCAGGAGCTGCAATGGCTGATGTAGAGACAACTGCATCCCGCTTGATCCAAATCTCTGATATGTTAGCCTCTCGCAATAATGACAACCTAGGGTTCCCAGCAAGCCTGATCCTTGGTTTCTATTTTGCTGGCGGTGCCCTTGAAGGTATTGTGGCAAAATGGAAGAAGTAAATGAGTGAGAAAATACCAACTCAATCAGAGTTAGTGACCCTTGACCAGATACATGATACTGGCTATCGGTGTTATGGCGAGGCCGGGTTTGAGCACGCTATATCAAAGGTAATCCGTATGGAAATTGATGATGTTATGCTTCGATATATCCACATTTCTGAGGAAGAAGCTGCTGTTCTAAAGGCAGTTGTAAACAGAGAGGCAAGAGCCGCAGAAAGGTGGGAGAAAATTAAGGTTCACGTGTTTGGTGTAGGAATTGTTGCTATATTTGGGTGGATTGGTAAAATTTTTCTTGAGGCATTAATAGCATTAGCCAATAGAGGTCAACCGTGAAAAAGATATTTATCCTGTTATTGATTGCTCCAGTAGCATTTGCAGAAATTAACAAGCTCAGTTGGACTGCTCCAACAGAAAGAGTAGATGGAACTAAGTTAGCTCCTACCGAAATCAAGGAGTATGAGATTAGGTATGGCAGTTCTCCAGTTGAGCTGAAGTATACCAGTGTGGTTAAAACCAAAGAATTGAAAGCTCAGGTTACTGTTAGCAAGCCGGGGAAGTATTGTTATCAGGTAAGAACTATTGCTGATGTTGCATCAGATTGGTCCGGTGAAGTTTGTAAGACCATTGCTGCCAGCAAACCTAAAACCATCACATTGAAGGTTGAATAAAATGATTAGGTTTCTTTTGTTGTTATTGTTTCCGCTGGTGGCGAATGCCGCGACGACTTGGGAGCTGGACTGGGAAAATGCACTGTCAGCCGCCAACGTCAGGAATCCAACGGATGGGTATTGGTGGCACGGCAATTGTTTTGCCAAATCTTCCGGAGATTTGTTCAACAATGTTGAGTTATCAACAAAACATGTCCGCACTGGCAGCAAGTCTATCAGGATGTTTAGGCATTCCCTGTATCCGAATGTGCAAGGGCGCAACCCTTGCGAGTCTGCATTTCGAGACACCGACAGACACAGAAATCAGATAAGGATAGGACATGGGAAAGGAGATGGAACTTTTGACAATTGGGACATGGGCGCTGATCGGTGGTTTCGATTTTCGTTTTATTTGCCCTCTGACGAGGGCAACTTTAACGCATGGAACAGCGGAGAATACGCTTACAAGCGTATCATTATCGCCACCTGGATAGGTAGCGTCGGATCTGATTACGGTAGGGATTTTGCCTTTACTTTAACTGGTGGGCCACAAATGCTTGTTGACGGGTATTACAATACCGTCACTACCCCAGGGGCTGCCGAGATATATCAAGAGTTTGGTTGGATCAACCTGAAGAAAGACGCATGGAACGATGTGATTATTCGGCATCGCAGAAGCTGGCAGACAGCCGCAGAGAATCCAACAGGGCATGGCCTGCTTAAAGTTTGGATCAATTGCGCAAAATGGGACGCTTGTACTCCTGCAATAAATTATTCAGGCAGGACTGCCATGCGTAATAAAACTACAGGATGGTGGAAACTGGGCCCGTATGGTAATACGAGCACATGGGATCACCAGCATGTGATTTATTACGACACAATAAAACAGGGCATCGCAGACACCGAAACGGAAGCGCAGATGCTAGCGATCATGGCCGATGATTACAGCGGGCAAGGCACTGGTGGCGGTGGCGGAGGTGGAGGTGGCGGAACAGCTTCCGATCTGAATGTTAATGCAGGGGCCGCGATAGACTCTGAACAAGATCCGATTGAGTTTACCGTCACCGGCATGAATGACATCACAAATTGCACCATGAAAGGTCCGACAGACTCGACACCGCTTGCAGTCAAATGGGACTACGCTGGCTTGGCAAGCGGTAAGTTTGCTGGTGTCGATACTACAGACTGGGCGACATCTGGGACTGTCACTTGTTACGATGAGACGTTTATAGCAAATCCGGCGATCAATGCCATATCAATGAGCGTAACCAACACAACAACGCAAAATCGCGCAGATCTTGACAACTGGGGATATACGTCTGGACGAAGGATAAGTAAATCCAGCTCAGGAAATGGAAACGCATTTTGGACATACGGAAGTTCATACTCTGTGGTTGCCGGCGACAATGTACGTTTTGATACGACGTATAGCTGTAGTGGCGACAGTTGTAATTATGTGTATTTTGATATCCCAACGATGGCAGGAAGTAAAAGGATCAGAGTTGCTGGTACGGCTGGATCATTGGCCAGGTCAGCAACACCTGAGGCTGAGCATGGAACAAGTATTGTTGTACGCAATTACACAATGCCGGACGACACTTATAGAGTCGTAGTTTCTTGGGTATCGGATGGAGCTTATTCATACAAATTTACAGCGGGTTGGCTATCTGGATCTGCTGCAAATCTAACGATGGATTTGCACGAGGTTGTCATGCGTAAAAACTGGACGACGCGCATCATAAAAGATGACGTTACTTACTCAGTAGCAGACTCCACGGCACCGATACTGTCTAATTGCAGTGTGAACAATGTCAGGAACGGCGAAGGAAGCTATACCGCAACACTGTTATGTAATGCAGATGAGATTGGCGGCACCGACTACGCGATGATCACGACCAGCGCAACGGTTCCAAGCGTTGCGGATGTTAAAGCGGCAACCGGCGCGATCTGGAGCAGCCAGAAGCCAGCAACTACGACAGAGATCAGCTTTGAAGCCAACGGCATGAGCTATCAAGACCTGTGGGGCTGGATCATGCGCTGTGACGCTGCCGACAACTGTTCAACAGTGGCGGGGGTGACGTTTGATGATGGTCTGACACCAGGACAAATGAAGAAGATCAAGTTTAGTTCCACCACCAAGATGTTCAAGTCTGGTGGGTCTGCATTTAACGGCGTCATTGATGAGTTCACACTGTATGACACAGATCCTCTGAGAGCGCCCTCCGCTGGGAGAGGTAATGCTCTTGTGGAGTTCCAGAGTATAGGAGTTGGAACAGGCGCTGATCCTGATTTGCCCGCTGGCACATTTGAACTTACGGCTGAAGATGCAGTGTTTGGTGATCTCAATGCTCTTACCCTTGGGACATACTATTACACTGCGTATACGTTCACCGGTGGTGTGCTGAAATTCAGTTCTGGCACCATTGACCTTATCGCAGAATTAGGAGATTGAAATGGTTGCAGTAGGCAATTGGGTACTAGAATCTACTAGCACAGTTGGAACAGGAATAATTACTCTAGATGGCCCAGCTGTTGGATTCGCATCCTTTGCCAGTGCGATTCCTGCTGGAGATGTATGGTACTCTATTGAAGATGCTAATGGCAACAGGGAAGCTGGCATTGGTAGTTTTGATGGTAATGAAATTCTCGTCAGGACAACAGTCAAATGTACACTTGTTGGGAATACATATAATGACGTAAATCCAACAGCCATCTCACTCAGCGGAAATGCAACTGTTGCATGTACGTTTAGTGTTGATGCCTATGAGGAGCTGCTTGCACATATTTCCAATACTAGCAACCCTCACCAAGTATCAACAGATGACCTTGTTTATAATCCAGCTGGAGACCCAATAACCAGCTCTACAAGCATACAGGTAGCCATTGTTTCTCACGGTGTTGCTATACAAGAAACGATTGATGACCTTGCTGATGCAACTGCAACACTACAAGGACAAATAGATGATCTGATTCTGGATAATGGATTCCAGATGATCGAAGAGTATTTTGAGTATGCTGATTTTGTTACCTCTGGATCAGACACTGTATTAACATCTAATACAACAGCTCTTGTTGAGACGCTCAACAATCTGGATGTGTATGTGTCTGGTGTTATCCAGCGTTTTGGGACAGACTTTACCATTACTGCTCCATCAACTATAACCCTGCTGAATAAGATCCTTGGGGCAAATGATTATGTACTTGTTAAACTGGGTGTTCCAGTAACTCCTGATCTGGATCTTCGCGGAAATCTTGCGGCATCTGATGGCTCAGATTTAGTTGGCTTTATAGCAGATGGGGCAGGAGCTGTTGCTCGCACTTTGCAAGATAAGGGTAGGGATCTGGTTTCTCGTGATGATTATGCATCTGATTCAGATTTTACGGCAGCAGGAACAGCAGCGACGGCTAAACTTTCACAGATAGATTTTTATTCAGAAGCCAATCCGGATTATCAAATACTACCCAGTGAGCGTGGATTAGTTGTACGCACTGTTGATACTGATGAACGAGCTACATTTAATGCTGTTCCCAATGGAACAAAGGTGGGCACAAATGAAGCACAATCAGTTATCAGAGTGTGGGGACAGGATATAATTGGAGATCCGTCTGGATCGCGCCAGTCTTTAGGGATGGAGTCGCATACAGATAGCGATGGCCTGATACGCACACGCCTCGTTACTCGGTCGGAAGGCACGCCTGCTCTTCCTCATCCGGATGTTTATTTCCAAATCAACGGCTCTAATGCCGTATATTTTGGTCGTAAGAAAGACGGCACCACTGGTCGTACAAACATCGGGCTATTCCCACGGGGTTATGGCTTTGTTTCCACTTTAGTTACAACAAAGTGGTCCGCCGGAGAAACTGTAATCATTGGCGATACCCGCTATCTGGATAAGTCAGATTTTCTCTATCTCGAATGCACTACAGGAGGAACTACTGGTGGATCTGAACCAACACCAGGACAAGTTGGGGCTAGTGTTACAGATAACACAGTCACTTGGGTTGTGAAGTCTAAATTGTATTTGGCTGGATCAACAGAAGCAACTGCGGCTATACCAGCAATCTACATGGATGAAAATGGAAACACAGGATTTGGTATTTTTAATCCTAGTGCAAGTTATGAATTTGGATCGTTGACACAGTTTGATGCTGGATTACGTCTTAAAAACAGTGGAACAAATGGAACAACATTAAAGAACATCTACTCAACGACAATTACAACAAATTTCACAGGTTCTGTGGCTGCTAATAGTTTAAGTGCAGCAGTAACTGCTACATTGACCGGAGTTGCTGTTGGAGACTCCGTTGCATTAGGAATGCCTATAAATAGTGTTATAAATGGTATTGTCATCACTGCTTATATATCCGCAACAAACACAGTGGCACTGAAAGCAATGAATATAACCGCCGCTCCAATAGCTATGACTAGTGAGACATATAGGCTCACAGTGTTTCAATTTTGATTAGGAGTCTATATGCTCAAATTAGTTGAAAGTGGTTATGGCATCAATCCTAATTTTGTACTGATAACAGATTATGGCGCAGACATAAGCGGGGCTGAATCATCATCGAATGCTCTGGTCGATGCAATGGCCGCATTAGGTGTGACAGGGGGTGATGTTATATGCCCTCCTGGCACATATCTGTTTGATACAACATTGCCTGATGTGTTTGTTGATAATTCGCGGATTGTTGGTTTTGGTGATTCGACGATTTTTCAATTTGTTGCCGGTAACCAATTTGGTGCTACTTCTAAAAATAACGTAGGAATTAAAGACGTACATTTCAAAACCGAGAACACATATTTATATTTTGATGACTGTGACGGCGTAACTATTGAAGGTTGCAAGGGCACCGGTCTTATGCAGTCAACCGCTTTAAGTCAATACTATTTGTATATTCTTGGTTGCGACAATGTAACAGTAAACAGTATCAACCTGGATAATTTCAACAACGGTATCTATTTGGGCAAAAGTGGCTCAACACCTTGCGGTTTAGTCCGTGTAAATGGCGGGATTATACAGCAGACAGCATCCAATCATGGAACTGGGTCATATAATAATCCGACTGGCGTTTATGCGTTTGAAGTAGAGGATTGCAGAGTTACAGGAACGACTTTTAAAAATATTAAACCGTCATCATCTGCCTCCAGTCCTATAGCCGGATATGGTGTTTATGAAGGTGACGGCACACTGGGGAACTTAAAAAACTGTGTAGTTGAAAACTGTATGTTTATAAACGACGACGGATTTACAACAACAAGACCTATGGTTGGAGTTCTGAGCGGAATATCAGAAACTTGTACCATACACAATAATGACTTTATAGGGTCATTTATTGGAGTTCATTACGGTAGCCGTAATCAGATCGTCAGCAATAATAGGTTTAAGGGAGCTTTTTGCTTTCTTGCTTCAACCGTTTCAATAGCATCCGTACTCAATAAGCTTGTGGTAAAAGACAATGAATTTATAGACGTAGTAAATAATCAACCGCTTATTCTAGGTAATGGCGGATCTCGTTGGCCGATTGGAATTGTTGACGGAAACACATTCAGCAACTGTCTTTATGGGGCCATGTGGCTCAGTTTGCTGAATTATGCCGTGGTAATCAACAATACCATAATTGACTGTAATACTTCTGGCGATACTAATGATTTCTTCCGTGCGGGTATAAATTTCTACGGATGCACTAATGGATTCGTAGACGGAAACACTGTGATGAACGTAGTTACAGGAAAGGCTAATTACGGCGTATCAAGCAGTACAGCTTCACACTCCATAGTGGTCACAGAAAACAACAGATTTATAGGCATGACTTTAGGGAATTTTTTACGCGGATTTACCACCACGCCGACAACTGGTACTTATTCAGTTGGCCAAAGATTGAAATTTTGGGACGCTGGCGCAGGTGGCGCTCCAGGAACTCAATGCGTCCAGAAGGGCACTCAGGGCACTCTGAATAGCGGGTCTACAACAGGCTCTATTTCTAGCGGGTCAGCAACATTAACAGTAAATACTGCATCTAGTTTGGAAGTAGGACAATGGATAAGCATCGTTGGAGTTACCGGGCCTCTACGCATTACTGGCATTTCTGGAACTACGATAACATTGTCGAGCAATGCAGACGCTACTGTTTCGGGAGCTGCCGTTAGTTTTTACAATGCCGTATTTAAGACAGAAGCTGTTTTGGCTGCATAGTGGTTACTGCGCTTTGCATTCTCTCGGCCAGGTCGGCGGCGCTTGGCAGTTATGGCAAATCTTTAATAGGAGCATAGTATGCTTAAATTAGTTGAAAGTGGTTATGGCATTAATCCTAAAATGCCAACTGTCTATGACTATGGAACTGTTGTAGCAGATGGCATGACAGATTGTTATGCAGCGTTCACAGCAGCTATTTCAGCAAAAATCAGCCAAGCTGATTTGGAATGGAACATATTGGCTAGAATTGATGCGTTCTAACAATGGAGCCTGATATGTTTGGATTGCTTATATTTGGGCATTTGCCATTCACAGCGTTTACATTCACTGAGTCTGATTATGATATCATCTGGCGCGATTCTTGCAGCAGCAGTGTTACTTGGACTAATATTGAGCCAGATAGTGTAACTAATTTGAGGTGTGAAAATGGCCGTTGAAGCAGCAACAAGTATTGAAGACCTTGATGATAGTTGGCCTTTAAGCGGAGATCCAACTTCCCAAGGTGATGATCATATAAGGCTCATTAAGTCTGTCCTGAAGACCCAGTTCCCTGGGCTTAATGGCAACGGGTTTGAGATTCCGCTGAGTGTGAATGAGTATGAGCTAAACTTCGTGGATGGCGCAACCAAGAATATCCCTGCGGCCATCACTGCACTTGAGGCTGCCAATACAGCATCCTTAACTGCTCTGTATGCACCTGTTGGGACAAGGATGGTATTTTGTCAGGCAGCTGCTCCTACTGGATGGACACAGGTAACTGATTACAACGACTACATGCTTAGGGTAGTTGCCACCGCTGGAGGTGGAGTCGGCGGTTCTGATTCTCCAATAAGCAAAACATGGAATCATACCCATACTACTGGCAGCCACACCCTTACATTGAATGAGATCCCATCTCACAACCATGGTGCAGCGTCCAGTGCCAGCCCATTTACATCCCCAACAGGAGCGCATAACGCTCCTGCATATGATTATGGAGCAGGAGCATCGACAGGCGGAACGTCATCTGTAGGCGGCAGTGCTGCTCACAACCATGGCATAACTGGGTCTACTTCCTTGAGCTTTACGCCAAAATACCTTAATGCGATTATTGCGAGGAAGACATAATGGATGTTGTTGTAGAATGCCCTCTTGGGAGCAAGTGTGAATACATTGGTGATGATAAGAAGATCCATCGATGTATGTGGTATACCAAGATGGTAGGCACTGCTCAGGATGGCACTGTGTACGACACTTGGAAGTGTGCTATGTCTTGGCTGCCTATCCTTATGGTGGAGAATTCCGCTCAAGGGCGTGGAGTAGCAGCAGCCATAGAGAGTCTGCGTAATGAGACTGTGCGACGTCAAGATATGGCTATGACATTACTGGCAGGTAATAAAGATGCCCAAAAAATTGAGAGTCTATAACATAGGCACAAAGGGCTTGAACACAGACATTAGTCCTGTGGATCTGCCTAATGAGTTCATAAGCCATGGATTCAACTTCAAGGTTTATATGAACAGTCTTATTAGCACAGGTGGCTATGCAGACCTGACTGAAGCAGAGGATCAATTCTTTGGTGGTCTTATATTCCCTGTGTCTACTCCTGATGCATATTACTGGGTGGTGGCAGGAAGAACTGCTGTACAAATATGGGATGGAGCCAACTGGAGTGACATCACCTCAGCGGAAGGCTATACTACGCTCAATATTGGTGATGAGTACCTTTGGACACATTGCTATCTTGGGCAGATCCCAATAATCAACAATCCTCAGGCATATCCAGAGTACTGGAGTCCTGCTACATCATCTCAGGTACTTCAAGCACTTCCTTGGGATGCAGTAAATACCTGGGAAGATAGAGGCATCACTGCACAGGTAATAAGGTCACACAAGAACTTCTTGTTTGCTCTTAATCTTACAGATGGAGCCACTGCTCAGCCAGACACCTATAGGTGGTCTACAGCAGCAGATATCAATGGGCTACCATTCACTTGGGATGAAGCAGATACTTCTGGCATAGCTGGAGTTGCCTCACTAGGCGGAGATAATGGTGCGATAGTCGATGGTTTGTCTCTGCGTGATTCATTTTGTATCTACTCTGAGTTTGGTATTGACATTCTTGATTACACTGGTGGAGAGTTTATTTGGACAAGACGTGAGCTGTCTAACAGTGTTGGGTTGCTTAATAGGAACTGTATTGTAGAGGTACAGGGATCCCACTATTTCATGTCCAATGGTGATATACTGCAGAATGATGGAACCAATATAAAGTCCATCATCCGTGGTAGAATCCAGAACATGTTCAATGCCCATTTTAACTCAGACAGTTACAACAGAGCATTTGTTGTCAAGAACCAAAATTCAAAGGAAATCTGGTTCTGTGTTCCACAAGGATCTGGAACTTCTCCAACTGTCGCCTATGTGTATAACTGGGTTGATGATAGCTGGTCGATCCGTGACCTGCCTGATGATCTTGCTTTTGCATCATACGGCATTATACCCAATCCTGCAATTACTTGGGCAACAACTGCAGGTACTTGGGATAGCCAGACAAAACCATGGGTCTCTAACAACAACTCTCCGCTGTCAAGTGCCATTATTGGTGTTACAAATAACCCAACTTCAATCAAGTTGTTGGAGCCAATAAATGTAAGAGATTCTGGAGATCTTTCTTCAATCATAGAGAGGACTGATTTTCCTCTTACAGACGTTGTAGATGCAGCCACAATCACAAGAGTTTATCCACATATCAAAGGAACAAATCCTGTCTCAATTCAGGTAGGATCTCAGTTGGTTCCATCTGGACCAACCTTTTGGAAACCTGCTGTTGTATTCAATCCTGGAGTAGACAGGAAAGTTGATGTCCGCACTACTGGCATACTGCATAGTTGGCGTCTGTCTAGCATAGGATCAGGAAGCTGGGAGTTCAGCGGAATGGACATTGAGTATGAGGAAATGGGGGTCAGGTGATGGCAGTCATAACTATTGAAGTACCACCTCAGGAATTTAATGATGCTGAACGAGAGTATCTTGTCCGCCAGTTGGTCAAGATAAACACAGCTCTGATGCAGTCAAATTACTTTCCACCAAGGTACACTTTACCAGCAAAGAGCAAACCTGGTGAGGTTGTGTATTTTGCTGCTGCTATACTACCAGACATAACAGGAGAGGGCTTATGGTTGTACAAGACGACGGGCTGGGCTCAACTGGGATAATTATCTCAGCTTGTCCAGTTACACTTGTGGAGCTAGTTTGGCCAAAGGTTGAGCCATGCCTAGCACTTCCTATTGCCAAGGCAAATGGTGAAGTGACCATGGAGACAACCAAAGCCAAGCTCCTCAGCGGAGAAGCCCTCATGATGATTGTGTCTCGTGGAACTGATGTCCTAGCTGCTGCTACCATTGAAGTACGTACATACGAGTCGGGTCAGCGTGGCCTATACATTCCGCTGGTTGGAGGCAGAGAGATGGATCTGTGGATGTTTAGATTCCTGGATATAGCCAAGGCAATAGCCAAGGATCATAACTGCAGCGAGCTTCGCGGAATAGCTGTTCGCAAGGGCTGGCTGCGTAAACTAAAGGATCTTGGATGGGAGGAAGTGTCTACCATCATCAAGTGTAACGTGGAGCAATAATATGGGTGGAAGTGTATCAGCGGGTAAGTCGAAAGCAAAGAACTCTAATGAGTCCTCTTTCCAACAAAATGTCTGGGATCCTCAGAGCCAGGCACTTAACAATCTGTATAGCCAAGTAGGGCAACTATTTGGCCAAACAAACTCTGGCATGCAAGGACAGATCCCAGGTGCTGTTAACAATATGCAAAACATCAACCAACAGGCTATGCCAGCTTGGCAGAACCAGTTGCAAGGTGGTGCATACTCTGGCCTTGGTATTGGTAATCAGTTGATGGGCTCACTGAACCAATCACTTAACAGCCCTACCAATATGCAGCAAGTCAACAGTATGATCATGGGCGGCAGTGGCAACAACTATGCTGATGCTATGAAGAATCAGTACATTCAGGATGCCAACCTCGCCCAGCGGAATATGCTATCCAACCTGGACGCAAGAGCTTCCGCTGCTGGGATGTCAGGTGGCTCGCGCCATGGTATTGCTACTGCCCAAGGTATGCAAGACATCAATAGGAATCTTCAGAGCAATTTGGCGCAGACTGGATATAACACGTTTGACAAGGATCTTGACCGCAAACTCCAGATAGCTGGCCAAGCAGATCAAGCAACGCTACAAAGGCAGCAGATGATGCAGGCTATGTTGGGTGGACAGCAGCAGGCAATGCAAGGAGGCTTGCAGTACGGTCAAAGTATGCAGAACCTAGGTATGGGAACCTTCGCGCCCTATATGGCTCCTTGGCAGGCTGCAGGAGCCTATAGTAACGCTATAGGGGCTCCTACGGTGCTAAGTTCCGGCACTGGTAGCGGAAGCGGATCTAGTAAGGGGCTTGGGCTTGGTGGGTCACTTCTTATGAGTCCTGGAGGTTAATATGGCAAATCCAATGTTGGCAGCAAAAGGTACTCCTGGAGACATGCTTCTCAGGATGCTTGGTGGTGGCGGTCTTATGGATTATGTCCAGGCTGGCGGCGAAATGCCTGGCCCATATGACTATTTCAATGATATGGGGCTCATGTCTCCACAAGGCATTCTGTCTGATCAAGATGCTATGAATTCTGCTGCTGCTCTCGATGAACTTAACCAGTTTGACAGAATGGCTCAGCCGTTTGAGCCAAAAGATATGTCTGGTGCTTATGCCCAGCCAGCAGATGCTACTCAAATGCCAATGGGTCAACCAGACCAAGGAGGGTTAATGGATCTGATTAAAATGATTGGTAGTAGTGCCTACCAACAGCCTGAACGTCCTGGGCAGGCTTACCTGAACCAGTATATTCAATCTTTGATGGGGTGACTTATGCCTACACTAGAGGATTTTGTCAGAGCGCGTGCTATGAGGGCAAGTCCTCAGTACGCAGCTAGAATAATGAAGTCTGAGGCAGAGCAAGCGGAGGATGCTCTGTCACATCCTGCTGTTGTTGCAAAAGCTTACTCAGCTTTGCAGCAATTCCTTCAACAGAAAGCTCTTGCTGATAAGGCATCTTTTGAACAGCAGGCTGCAGCTAATTTTAGAGTGCCACAATCACTTGAATCTATGCCACAGTATCAGGAACCATCTCCGCTCCAGCAGTGGCGTAATAGGCTTGATGCTATGATGCAGTCCGGCAACCCAGTACTGCAGAAACAAGCTATATCTGAGCTACAAGTACAGAGCAAGGAGACTGTAGATAAGAAGCAGCCAAAGATAAGCAGCTCTGCGCAGGTTGCTCTTGATCTTGGTTATAAGCCTGGGACAAAAGCATTCAATGACTTTGTTAGAGCCCATGCCATGAAGTCTGGGTCAAGCGTTACTATCGACATGGGTAACAAGCTTGTTACAAGAGAGGATGCGCAGAACCTTATTGATGAAGATGGAAATAGGGTTACATCTGTTCCTCTTGGTCTTACTTATGATCAAGCCGCCGCTCGTAGATGGAGCTTTGGGAATCAGATTACTGCAGAGGAAGCAAAACAAGAGGGGTCACTCGCCGCAGCGGAAGACATGTTGCTGCGACTTGAGGAACTTACTTCATCTGGTCAGGCAGACCTATCAAGCTTCAAAGGCATTATTGATGATTACCGTAGCGGTAGTGGTATACTCAATGCTGCAGCAGATAGGTTGCTTGATGTATTTGGTGAAGTGAAGAAACCTGAAGATGTAGAGGCACACTCATTGGCCATTGCATTGGGTAACCAGTTATTGCAAGCTTTTAGAGGTACATCAGTTGGACCTGAAGAAAAGATTGACTTTATTCTCCAGCTTCCTACAGCTGGCCAACCAAAGGCAGTCATTGCTCAGAACATTCAATTGACAAAAAGAAACCTTGCAACAATTGCTGCAAGAAGGAGATCTATGAGAGGTGTTCCTGAACCTTCGCCTGCTACAAAGCCACAACAATCCGCTGCGCCTACTGTTGTTAGAGAGTGGCAAGAAGGTGGATACCAGTATCAAGAGCTTTCTGATGGCAAGAAACGTAGGAGGAAACTCTAATGGCTAAAAATGATGAAGTCTGGGAAGAGGTTGAAACCACAGCTGATGGTGAATGGGAGGTTGTCCAGGGCCATAAGCTCCCAAATCCAAAGCTTCCGCTGCCGATGGTTGAAGTAACTGGTAGCCTTCAGGAGAGATTCCAACGGCTGATAAATGGCCTTAAGACAAAGGAAAGATATGATGAAAGGGCCAATACAGATTATCTGAAGCGTGTATTGGTTGAGCGCGGACCTGTTGCTTTTGAGCGTGCCTATGAAGCACAGAATAGAACGTGGGGCGAAGTGCCTCGTGATGCAATGATATTTGCAGGGAGAGAAACAGATAAGCTGTATAGTGGCGCCCAGAATATGGATGCATTCCTTAGGGCAACAGTTGTTCCATTTGCATCTGAAGAAAAGGCTTATGAGGATAGGAATAGGATTGTAAAAGAACAAGAAGAAAAAGATAGACTATTCAGAGAGATGGATGAGAACCAAGGCCTTGCTGGTATTGGAGCTTCTTTGCCATATGTTGTAACAGGGGCAGTTGGCGGAAGGACAGCAAAGGCTGCGGCAGAAGGTTTTGTCAACACGGCTGAAAGAATGGTTGTTGATACTGCCAGAGCCGGACGAGGCGCATTTGTTAGAGGGGTTAATAGGGCCGCAGCATCTGGCACTCCATATATTGCTCCTCTTGCTCAAAGAGCTAAAACAGAGTTTGTTGACCATATAGCAAGAGAGGCTGCAAGGAGAGCAGCTCAGTTACCTATCTATGATCCATACAGAAGAGGATTGCTTTGTGATATCCTCGGTGGGGGTCTGATGAGCGCAGCTGAGGACACACTACACATTGACCGTAATCCTATTGGTGGATTTGTAAGTGGCATTCTTGGATCCACAACTGGTAAGGCTATCGAAATGCCATTTCTAAGGGCACCTGTATATTGGGATCCTCATACTGAGCAACCAATAATTGACTTCCTTAAAGATCAAGGCATGCGCCTAACTCCTGGTATGCAGACTGGATCTCGCAGGCTTCAAAGGTTTGAGCATGGCATAACAGAGTTTGACCCAACTGCTGATTATATGGGTCAAATAAACAGGCATAACCAACTTATAGCAAATAGGACTGCGGCAAGAGCTATAGGTATGCCAAACGCCGATGGGTCAGCCTTCGCACCTGGGTCACTCAGTGCTTATCGTGACAGTTTGTCTAGAGAGTACGAGGATATTGTGTCTGGCACAAGGGCAAGACTTGAAAGAAATGATTTACAAAATCTTGTAAATACATATCAATCTCTTGTTGGCAATAAGTCACCCGATGCTAAGAAGGCCTATAATACAATAAAAGCATATGTTGATCAGCTTAGAGCGGCATCTCTTGTAACAAGAGGGCCAAATGGAAGATTCCAAGCAGCAACTGTTGATGGACCAAACGTTCAGCGCATTCGCAGGCAATTGAAGCTTGAGCATGATGGCGCAGTTCATCGCGGAAATCTTGTACAAGCAAATGCTTTACGTGATCTAATGACCCAGGTTGATAACAGTGTACGTAGAGGATTGAATTATGGGGGTACCATAACTCCTGATCATTGGGATAATCTCAATGAGAGGTATGCACTATTGAACCTGTTAATGGAAGATGGAATGACTCAGACAGGCAATGTTAACCTGCATAAACTTGGCAACCACTTTATGGCAACAGATGCTCGTAGAATGTTGACAGAGTCTGGTGATGAGGGAATTACTACTTTGCAGCGTCTTGCAAAGGGTGACTTTATTGCAAGAAATCAAGCAGGTTCTGGTTTGTCTGGCGCAGGTATAAAGGCTAACCACGGTAACCAGACCATGATGCAAAAGTTCTTGCAAGGACCCTGGACTGGAAAAATGCCAATATTGCCACGAATGTATATGGGTATGTATCTCAGAGGAATTCCATCAACAAAAGGCATTGCCGGATTCTTACCATGGTTTAACGGTGCCAAGGGGACGGGTGCGTTCCCAATTCACAAAGTTGTCCGCGCTGGGTATCAAGGGGATGATCCACATAATGAGAGACTGAGAGCGCTTGGTCAATATTTGCCAGAGACTATGACAAATTTTATCGAAGGAATAACAGATCCAAAATAAATAAAATGGCCCTGTTAGACAGGGCCAAGCTTTATCAGCTAACTTTGATTATCCCTCTTGGGAAGAACTCCATTATTTTCTTTAATGAGTGTTCTTCATGCTCCCAACACCATTTAGTTCCAAACAGCTCTAGTGCTACATCCCTAGGGCATTCTGCCTCTATCTCTGCAACACAGTCTTTGTCAAATACAACGCCATTCACTTCATGGCGATGTGCCTGTCCAAATGTAAAGTATCTTTTCATTTATTATCACTCTCAGTTAATGATGTAACTCGGTAAGAATATTCCAGCGGGCTTTTAGGACGGTCGTCTCGATAAATTGGGCCTGACGGTAGAGGCAATGGTTTTGGTGGATCAACTAATTTTGTTAAAGTCTCATACAATTCTTTAACCTCTTGTTCGGTTAATTCGAGAATTACATTTTTGATGGTTATTTTT